AGGAAAATGAGCAGACACGAGGTGAGAGCAATGAGAGGGCCGGTGGGCTTTTTAGCGACTTCGATGACGCAATAAGCAAATGACGCCATCGCGATGATTGATATGGAATGGCCAACCATCTTTGTAGAAAATTCGGTCATAAGTTGGCGGAGGTCATCAATCACCTCTGACTTGAGTCCATGAATAGAGGTTTTCATTTCATCTTGGAAGGACCCAATCAGTGAGGGCAGATCGGCGGCGGTATTGAACGCGCCGCTAAGGTTCTGAATGAAAGATCTGGACCCAGAAATGTTTTCAGGAACATCATCGGAAGATTCGGGAGGGGATGATTCGGACACACTGTCAGGTTCAGGAGCGACAAGACGGCGTCGTAGACGAGCAAACATCTGGAACTTCTGAGTTTTAAGATCACGAGCTTTGGAAAGGTCTTTGGAACGAGAGCGGTCAATAGAGCGGGCGACAAAAGAAGCTTTGGAGTCAAATGAAGTCTTTTTGCATGACTTTAGGCAGCATTGAGCAATGAAGCGTTCTTTGTCGGATTTGATGGACTGATGGTAATCACCGTCAGAAACACGGTGAGAATCAAACCACAAACGGGGTGTAGTATGTGGAGAGGTCGGAGTCTTTCGTTGAGAAGACTTTTGAAGCAACTTCTTTTCAAAGTTGTTCCATTTAGCCAAGAGGGCAGGATCAAGGGAATCTTCAGGGAGCGAGGGTTCACGAGAAAGGTCGCACATTTCAGTCATGTTCGTAGTTGAAGTCATGGCAGATAAAGTGTTGAGTGGGAGTTTGGCCAATTTTTATGGATTTTATGTTTTCGGACACAACTATCAGTGAATTACAGAGACAAGGTCAGTTTACAATGGCCTCGGGTTCAAACGTTGGTTCTCGTAGCCAACGTCTGGCGCAAGCGTCTGGTGAAGGCGTGTCTTGAAGGTCAATTTTCTTCTCACTGTCTTGTTATCGATCAGTATCTTCGAAGATAAATCAACCACCAAGTCCTTACCCCAGTCTGGGTAGACTGGAAACCTGTACCCTTTGAAGTTCGACACGATCATCAAAGTAATACACGTCATTCGTGTGTGTGTGAGTAGAGGACTTTGAAAAGTGTGGGTAATGTGGATCTTAAAAGAATGGACTTTAGCCTATCTCTTATACAACGTCGTGGGCTTAAGAACTAAAACACGTCGAGGGCCCGTGAGGGCAATACAAGGAAACCGGATGAGATATCCTACAAGAATCCAGGGCAAACTAATACTAGAGGCAAT